ATTATGGAAGGAAAAGAGTGGGTTTGGTCTAATGGCATCTTAGCCGAAAAAACACTAAATACCCTTAACTCGTTAACTCCTACAATTGATAGGAGTGTGAGAGAAGAAAGACTTCTAAATCTATTCAATAGATATTTGGAAAATCTTTGATTTTATAAATAAATATTAGAATAAAGAAATAACTAATTTATTCGGAGAGATCTTAAATGTCAAGGACTAAAATGAGTAATTTGCAAGAGGAGGGGGCACCAATGTTTGCTTCCACTAAATCAGCAAAACAATCTAAAACTGCGGTTAATGCTAAAGCACATGCTGGGGATGCGATGACTTCAAATCCTTTCGTTGGTTCTACTCCTGGACAATCGGTTACAGATCTTGGTGGTCCTACTCCAGACAATTACAGATCTACCGATGATTCCTCGAAGTTAAAAACATCTGGTGTAAAAACCGTAAGAGATGTTGTTAATGCTAAAGCTGCCAGAGCTGAAGAAGTTGAGTTCGATGAGGACGAACTACTAGAAGCTGCTGAAGCTGAAGAAGAAGAGGGTGAAGACGAAGAAGAAGGAGAAGAAAAGGAAACCAAGAAATCAGCTAAGAAAAAAGCGATGAAGGAAGAATCCTCTGAAGATGAGGATGAAGAAGAGGAAGAGGAACTTCCAGAGGAGTTGGAAGTCGATCTAGAAGAAGATGTTCAAGCACTATTTGGAACTGAAGATCTTTCAGAGGAATTTAAAGAAAGAGCAAGAACAATCTTCGAGTCAGCAGTAAGATCAAAAGTCCAAGAGGCTGCTGACATTATTGCTGCCAAATATGAAAGAGCTCTTCAAGAAAATGTTGAAGAGTTAGAGAATCAACTCACAGAAAGAGTTGATGCTTATTTAGAATACGTCTCTGAAGAGTGGCTCAATGAGAACGCTCTTCAAGTTGAAACTGGTCTAAAAGCTCAAATTGCTGAGAGCTTCATGACTGGTCTCAAGGGACTTTTTGAAGAAAATTATGTAGAAATGCCTGAAGAGAAATATGATGTTCTTGAACAAATGGTTCAAAAACTTGATGAAATGGAGTCAAAACTCAACGAACAAATCGAAAGAAATGTTCACCTAAATCAAAGACTTAGCGAATCTGTATGTGATGGAATTTTCTATGATGTCTCCAGAGGTCTTGCAGAGACTCAAAAAGACAAATTAGCTAGTCTTGCTGAAAGTGTTGAGTTTGTAAGTGAAGAAGACTATCGTGAGAAACTAGAATCTCTAAGGGAATCATATTTCCCAAGAAATCCTGGTACTCATACTACAGAGGATGAAATGCTTGGGTCTATCACTGAATCCTTTAGTGATTCAATGAGTGCATATATCAAAGCAACTCAAAAGTACTCTAAGTGAACTTTAAATAATTTAAACAAATAACACTTTTTCAAGACAACACAGGAGATTTTTAAATGTATAACGCAGAATCCCTACAAGAGAAGTGGAGTCCACTTCTTAATTGCGAGGGCCTCGATCAGATTTCAGATCCACATCGTAGAGCCGTTACCGCAGTTCTTTTAGAGAATCAAGAGCGTTTCCTTAAGGAAGAGCGTGGATTCCTTTCGGAAGCCCCAACACACACCGCTGGCACAGGTGGTTTTGGTGGTGGTACTTACGGTACTGCTGCTGCTGCAGGTCCAGTTGCAGGTTTTGACCCAGTTCTAATTTCATTAATTAGACGTTCAATGCCACAACTTATCGCTTATGATATTTGTGGTGTTCAGCCAATGACTGGTCCTACTGGACTCATCTTCGCAATGAGAACCCGTTACGGAACCAACAGAACCACTGGTACTGAGGCATTCTTCAACGAGGCAGATTCGGCATACTCGGGTCAGGATGCTAACTTCGACACCACTATTGACGGTAAGTACACCGCTCAGGCTTCTGTTGGTGTTGGTCTTGGTACTACTGCACAATCAGGTAGCAACCCTGCACTCCTAAATGATGCAACTCCTGGCACCTACAACGTAGGACAGGGTATGATCACTAGTGATGCTGAGGCACTTGGCGATACCGCAAACAATAACTTCAACGAGATGTCATTCTCGATTGAGAAAGTTACTGTTGCTGCAAAGTCAAGAGCACTCAAGGCTGAGTACAGTTTAGAGCTCGCACAAGACCTCAAGGCAATTCATGGTCTTGATGCAGAAGCTGAATTAGCAAACATTCTCTCAACCGAGATTCTTGCTGAAATCAACCGTGAAGTTGTTAGAACCATCTACAACATCGCAGAAGCTGGTGCTCAGGTAAATACTGCAACCGCAGGTATCTTTGACCTTGACGTTGACTCCAACGGTCGTTGGTCAGTTGAGAAGTTCAAAGGTCTTCTCTTCCAACTTGAGAGAGATGCTAACGCAATCGCCCAGAGAACTCGTAGAGGGAAGGGTAACATGATCGTCTGCTCTGCTGACGTTGCTTCGGCACTCACCATGGCTGGCGTTCTTGACTACACCCCTGCACTCAACGCAAACCTCAATGTTGATGACACTGGCAATACTTTTGCTGGAACCATCAACGGTAAGTACAAAGTTTATATCGATCCATATTCAGCTAACGTTTCTGCTCAGCAGTATTACGTTATCGGTTATAAGGGTTCTAATCCTTATGACGCTGGTCTCTTCTATTGCCCATATGTTCCTCTCCAAATGGTNNCCGTTGGTGAGAACACCTTCCAACCAAAAATCGGCTTTAAAACCCGTTACGGAATGGTTGCAAACCCATTCGCAGAGGGTACTGATCAAGGTCTCGGAAGACTCAAGACTAATAGCAACCGCTATTACAGAAGAGTACAGGTTAAGAACCTCATGTGATCCATTTTTTGGATTTCAACCAGACCTCCCGAAAGGGAGGTCTTTTTTTATACCTAAATATCAATAAAACTCCAAAATGACTAAACAACTTGAAAATCGAAATTATTTGTCTCCGATTGGATTCAAATTTATTTTAGAACATGCACCCAAGGTAGATTTTACTTGCAACAGAATAAATTTGCCAGGGATTAATTTTGGTGTTGCTGTTCAACCAAACTATTTGAAAATGATTGATGTTCCTGGAGATCATCTTGTTTATGAAGATCTTTCTCTTGAGTTTTTGGTTGATGAAAATATGGAAAATTATCTTGAGATCTATAATTGGATGATTGGTCTTGGATATCCAGAGACTGTACAACAATTTTCAGATCTTCAATCACAATTTAAAAAAGATGATCAGAATGATGATTTTCCAGAACAATCTAGTGCTTCTTTATTAATTCTAAACAGTAACTATCAGTCATCATTTAAAATTAATTATAGGGGAGTGTTTCCAATTGCACTGAGTCCTTTAGAGTTTGATGCAAGGGAAAGAGATTACAACTACTTTACAGCAAGGGTAACTTTCAAGTATACTATGTTCAACATTTATGATCGTATTGGGAAGAGATTAGACAGGTATGAATCTTGATGAAATTCAGAAAATGTGGGAAGAGGATTCAAACATCGATCCAGATAACCTACATCTCGAATCTTTGAAAACTCCACAACTCCATGCAAAATATTATAAAGTCTACAACAATATAATGCTCCTAAACAAAAAGTGTATTCAAGATATGAATATCTTGAAAAGAGATCGTTATGAATATTACAATGGTAAAGCATCTCCAGAAATATACGCTGAAGAACCTTTTCCATTTAAAGTAAGAGATAAGGATTCAATGAATAGGTATATGGAAGCTGATGAAAAACTTGGACATTTAAAACTTAAAAGTGAGTATTATGAGACCACTCTCAAATACTTGGAAGAAATTATTAAAAATCTTAACAATAGAACTTTCCAAATCAAAAATGCAATTGAATGGAGCAAGTTCCAATCAGGATTTAACTAAATAAATATTATTAGATGATATTTTATGAATGTCTGATTTGATTATTGAAAAGAAGAACGAAGTATATCTTAGAGTAGAAGCAGAACCTTATATACTCCAGGAACTTTCAGATCGTTTTACATTTGAAGTTCCTGGAGCTAAATTTATGCCTCAGTATCGTAAAAAATTCTGGGATGGAAAGATTCGTCTTTTCAATTTACAAAAGAAAGAAATATATGTTGGATTGCTCGATAAATTAGTTGCATTTGCAGAGAAGAGCAACTACAAATACGAGTTTCAACATTCAAAATTTTATGGAGATCCATTTGAAGTCAATGAGATGATCTCCAGAGAAGGTGTTGCAGATTATGTAAAATCAATTTCTGTACACGAACCAAGAGACTATCAACTAGATGGAATCTATAGTGCATTATATTATAATCGCAAACTTTTAATATCCCCAACTGCTTCTGGAAAATCTTTAATGATCTATGCGATCACAAGATACTATACAGAAAAGAATTTATCAACTCTAATCATTGTTCCCACCACTTCACTTGTGGAACAAATGTATAAGGATTTTGAAGATTATGGTTGGGATGCATCACATTATTGTCATAAAATTTATTCTGGAAGAGAAAGATATGATATCAATGCTCCCGTAGTTATTACAACTTGGCAGTCAATTTATAAAGAACCAACCAAATGGTTTGATCGATTTGATGTTGTGATTGGAGACGAGGCTCATCAATTTAAGTCAAAGTCTTTGGTAGATATTATGTCTAAACTTTTAGATTGCAAATATCGATTTGGATTTACTGGAACATTGGATGGAACTCAAACCCACAAATGGGTTCTTGAAGGTTTATTTGGACCATCATACAATGTAACAAAAACAAAAGAACTTATTGATAAGGGGCATCTATCTAAACTCGACATCAAAATTTTACTTCTTAAACATGAAGGTAAGAAGTTTGATAAGTATGAAGATGAAATTCAATATCTTATAAGTCACGAAAAGAGAAATAATTTCATTAAAAATCTTTCTTTGGATCTAAAAGGCAATACCTTAATTTTATATTCTAGGGTTGAAACTCACGGGCAGATTTTATTTGATCTTATAAATACTGACAAGAAAAAGAATCAAAAAATCTTTTTCGTTCATGGTGGAGTTGAAACCGAAGATAGAGAAGAAGTTCGTAGAATTACAGAACAAGAATCTAACGCAATTATCATTGCATCATATGGAACTTTCTCTACAGGTATTAATATTAAAAACTTACATAATGTAGTTTTTGCTTCACCTTCAAAATCAAGAATTAGAAATCTACAATCAATTGGTAGAGTTTTAAGAAAAGGAAATCAAAAAACAAAAGCAATACTTTACGATATTGCAGATGACATAACACAAAGTGGATCTAAAAATTATACATTGAACCACTTAGTTGAAAGAATTAAAATTTATAATGAAGAAGGTTTTAATTATTCAATAATTAATATCAATCTAAAAAAATAATATGGAAGAAGAATTTATTGCTACTTTAAAACTTGTATCTGGAGAAGAACTTGTTTCTAAAGTATGCCCTTGTGATGAAGATGACAGGTTAGTACTTTTATTAGAAAATCCTGTCATTGTCAAAGAGGTAGAAATCAATAGTAAAGGTGTAAAGGGAATTAAAATAGAACCTTGGATTAAAACATCTGAAGACACACTTTACTTTATCGATCTTGATAATGTAATTACAATCACAGAAATACAAGAAGGTTTTATCTTGAAATGTTATAATCAGTACATAAGAAGTTTGAATGGTGTTTCAACAGTTAAAGTTGAAAGTGAAAAGACTGTTGGTTATATTGCTTCGGTTGATGAATACAAGTCTTTATTAGAGAAGCTTTATAGAAAAAGCTAATAGCTGATCTTTGAAACTCCACAGGGTTATTTTAGTCATTATTCAACGTCTTGTCAAGCTTTGTTGTTAATTAGAAATTTTTATGTTATAATGCGAACAATGATGAGATAAACTATTATGTTGGTAACAATGAGAAAGGTAAAGAAAGTTTCAGAACACTATGTAAACAATAAGGAATTTTTAGATTCAATTGTTGAATACAAGAAAAAAGTTAAGGCAGCTTTAGAAAAAAATGAAACAAAACCAAGAATTACAAATTATCTTGGTGAATGTTTCCTTAAGATTGCCACGCATTTATCATACAAACCTAATTTTGTCAACTACATGTTTAGAGAGGACATGATCAGTGACGGTATAGAAAATTGTGTTCAATATATCGATAACTTTGATCCTGAAAAGTCAACAAATCCTTTTGCTTATTTTACTCAAATCGTATACTTTGCCTTTCTTCGTAGAATTAGTAAAGAAAAGAAACAATTAGAAATAAAGTCCAAGATTCTAGAACAGTCTGGATTTGATGAAGTTTTCAATGACAACTCTCTTGACGGATCTAACTATAGCGACTATAATTCTATCAAAGATGCTGTGCATTCAAAACTTCGTTACTGATGAAAGTTGCAATTATAACTGACCAACATTTTGGAGCTAGAAAGGGTTCTAAAATTTTTCATGATTATTTTTTAAAGTTTTATGAGGAAGTTTTCTTTCCTTCTCTAGAGAAAGAAGGTGTCAATGTAGTAATTGACATGGGAGATACTTTTGATAATAGAAAATCAATCGATCTTTGGAGTTTGAATTGGGCTAAAAAAAATTATTATGATAGACTCAAAAAGATGAAGTGTAGTGTTTGGACTATCATTGGGAATCACACTGCATATTACAAAAATACAAATGATCTAAACACAATAGATGTTCTGTTATCTGAGTATAACAACATAACTAAAGTTTCTCATCCAACAACTGTATCAATTGGTGGTCTTGACGTTTTGTTCCTGCCTTGGATTAATCCAGAAAATACTGATACTAGTTATCGATTAATTAATAACTCTACGGCAAAGATTGTCATGGGTCATTTGGAATTAAATGGATTTTCTCCATACCGTGGATATGTTATGGATCATGGTATTGATAAAAATATCTTTAATAGTTTTGAAAGAGTTTTTTCTGGACACTATCATACTCGCAGTACTGATGGAAAGATATTTTATCTGGGCAATCCATATGAAATTTATTGGAATGATGTTGATGATGTCAGAGGATTTCACATATTTGATACTGAAACTTTAGAATTGACATCAATTAATAATCCTTTTTCGATCTATAAAAAACTTTATTATTCAGATACTCCACATCAAACCTTCAATTTTTCTGAGTGTGAAAATAAATTCATCAAGTTAATCGTTAAGAAAAAGACAAACGAAAAGCAGTTTGAAAAATTCTTTGATAAATTATCTCAAATCAATACTCATGAAATTAAAGTAGTTGAATCTCAAGATCTTTTCGATGTCGTTGACTTTAAGGCCACAGAGACTGAAGATACTATGTCAATTTTGAACAGATATATTGAAGATTCTGAAGTCAATCTCAACAAGTCTAGAATTAAGAAATATATTCAATCGATATATAAAGAATCTTGTGAAGTAGAGTAATGTTTGTCTTAGCTTTAAAAGATAGGGAAGACGAGGGTCTTTATGCAGTAGAAGAACCAGACGGTACAAAAATTCTGTATCTTTTTGAAGAAGAGGATGATGCAGATAGATTTGCTGGTCTATTGGAGGCTGATGACTTTCCAGAAATAATTGTTATTGAGGTTGAAGACAAAACTACTGTTGACATATGCGAAATTCACAATTATACTTATACCATAATCAAAAAAGACGATCTAGTGATACCACCAAGATATAATGATTTACTTTAAAAAAATTCGTTGGAAAAACTTTCTTTCTACAGGAAATCAATTCACTGAAATTGATTTTACGAATCATGCAACTACTCTAATAGTTGGCACTAATGGAGCTGGTAAAAGCACCGTTTTGGATGCTCTTACTTTCAGTCTTTTCAACAAACCTTTTAGGAAGATTAATAAACCTCAACTTATCAATTCTCAAAATGATAAAGATTGTGTGGTAGAGGTTGAATTCTCTCTTGGTAAGAATAATTGGAAAGTTCGGAGAGGAATTAAACCAACCATCTTCGAAGTTTATAAAAATGGATCTATGCTTTCTCAGAGTTCTGATGCAAAGGATGATCAAAAAAACCTGGAACAAAATATTCTAAAACTTAATTATAAATCTTTTACACAGATTGTAGTTTTGGGATCGTCAACTTTTGTCCCTTTTATGCAACTCCCTGCAGCTCATCGGAGAGAAGTTATTGAAGATCTTTTGGACATTAAAGTATTTTCTTCAATGAATCTTGTTGTTAAAGATAAGATTAGATCCTTCAATGAAGAAATTAGATTTCTTGAATCTGAAAAAACTCGCATTCAAGAAAAAATTGAAATGCAAAAAAACTTTATTGAAGAACTTGAGAATCGTGGTAAAGATAATATTAAGAACAATAATCGGAAAATTTCTGATTTAGATTCTGAAATTGAAAAATATTTGGGAGAGAATGAAAGTCTAGAAAACCCTCTTAGGTCTTTCATTACTGAACAAGATAAAATTTCTGGTTGCACAGAAAAACTTCGTAAACTTGGAAATTTGAAGGGCAAGATATCTCAAAAGGTATCTACTATTACGAAAGAACATAAATTCTTTACCGAAAATACGGTATGCCCTACTTGCACTCAGTCAATTGATGAGAGGTTTCGTCTAAATAAAATCGATGACGCTCAAAATAAAGCAAAAGAGTTGCAGTCTGGTTATGAGGAACTCGAAAAAGCAATTGGAGAAGAAGAAGAACGAGAGCGTCAATTTAATAATCTTACGAAGGAGATTTCTAAATTAACGAATGCAATTTCTCAAAACAACTTTAAGATTAATTCTTGCAGAAAACAGATCAAAGATCTTGAATCTGAAGTTCAAACAATTACCAAACAACTACAAAATAGAAATTCTGAACATGAGAAATTAGTAACATTTCAAAATAATCTCCAAAAAACAACAGAAGAACTTTTAGATAAAAAAGAACAAGTCACATATCATGACTTTATTTACTCCCTCTTAAAAGATGGGGGAGTAAAATCTAAAATCATTAAGAATTATCTGCCACTCATTAATCAGCAGGTAAATCGTTATCTTCAGATGATGGATTTCTACATCAATTTTGTTTTGGATGAAGAATTTAACGAATCCATCAAATCTCCAATTCATGAAAATTTTTCATACTCTTCTTTTTCTGAGGGTGAAAAAATGAGGGTAGACCTTTCTTTACTTTTTACTTGGAGAGAGGTTGCTAGAATTAAAAACTCAGTCAATACAAATCTTTTAATTATGGACGAAGTGTTTGATTCTTCTCTCGATGGTTTTGGTACGGATGAGTTTCTTAAAATTATTCGATATATTATAAAGGACGCTAATATATTTGTAATATCTCATAAATCTGACCTAAACGATAAATTTGAAAATGTGCTAAAATTTGAAAAGGTCAAAGGGTTTTCCAAACTCAGACAGTGATCAAACCGTCACAACCCCACCCTAAGGTGGGGTTTTTTGTCGTATAGTATTCACATACGCAAAAAACGCATGACAATCAACCACGAAGTCAAAGGTAGTCTTGCTCGTCTTCTCGCAACAGAAAATCTAATTGTAGAGCATAAGAGAGTTTCTACTGCATCCTTTGATGTTCTAAATCGAGTTTTGGTTCTTCCTCTGTGGGAAAAAGCATCTGCAACTGTTTATGATATGCTTGTAGGTCATGAGGTTGGACACGCTCTTTATACTCCTAGTGATGAGTGGGATTTTCTCAATGAGATTCCTAAGGATTACGTCAATGTGATTGAGGATGCTCGCATTGAGAAACTCATGAAACGCAAATATCCTGGTCTTGCAAAGTCTTTTTACAAAGGATATAATGAACTGAATGATGATGATTTCTTTTCTATTAAGGATGAAGATCTGAATACCTTCTCTTTAATTGATCGTATCAATCTTCACTTTAAGATTGGTGCATATGCTCGTGTCCCCTTCAATGAGAAGGAATATCAGTTTGTTGAAATGACTGAGAAATCCGAAAGTTTTGAAGATGTTCTAAATGTATGTCGTAAACTTGTAGAATACATTAAAAACAATAAAGAGGATTCGGCTCAACATGAAGTTGCTGAAACGCCTCAGGCGGGTTCTGGCACCCCTCAGGGCGAGTCTATGGAACAATATCAGGTTGGGGACCAATCTCAAGAATCTGGAGAATCTTCAGACTCTTCTACTGATTCTGATCAGCCAAACACCGATGATAATCAGTCTTATGGTGGAACTGCTAGTGGTTCTGCCGATGAAGAGATTTCTAAAACTCAACGTTCTTTTGATGATGAACTTAAAGAACTTAATGGTGGAACTTTAGGTCATGACACAAGATATGTTGAAATTCCAAATGTTCATATTGATGATGTGGTTGTTGATTACAAAGATCTTCATAAACATATCAACAATTCTTGGAATGATTACCTTGCATCTAGGGATCCCAAATACTGGTCTAACGCTTTTGAGGCTGTTGACGCAGAGTATCGCAAATACAAAACTTCTGCTCAAAAGGAAGTCAACTATTTGGTAAAAGAGTTTGAGTGTAAGAAGTCAGCTGACTCTTATGCTCGTTCTTCGACTTCTCGAACTGGTGTTCTTGATACATCTAAACTTCATACGTTCAAGTATAATGAAGATTTGTTTCGTAAGGTATCTGTAATTCCTGATGGCAAAAATCATGGATTGATTTTTATCCTTGATTGGAGCGGATCTATGTCTGATTATATTTTGGATACTGTAAAACAACTCTTCAATCTTATTTGGTTCTGTAAGAAAGTTCAAATTCCTTTCGAAGTCTATGCATTCACTTATGACTTTTCTGATTTCATTGTGAATCCTGATCTTGGAATGACTCCTCCTAAGTATGATGCTAAGAATGGAACAATTTCCATTCACAAGTATTTTCATCTTCTAAACTTCTTCTCTTCTCGGTGCAATTCTAAAGAACTTGAAAATCATTTCCAAAATATTTGGAGACTTGCCCATCGACATGATTGTGGCAGTTATTCAAATTATAATGTTCCTGTAGGACTTGAATTGAGTGGAACTCCTCTAAATGAATCCATAATCTGTCTCCATAAACTGATTCCCCAATTTAAAAACCAAAATAAACTTCAGAAAGTGAATGTAGTTCTTCTCACTGACGGTGAAGCAAATGGTATGGCTTTTGATATTCAAATTGATGTAAAAAATCCTCGTCTTGGTCAGAATCGGTGTGGGAACAATACTGCTCTTCGTGATCGTAAAACAGGTCATGTTTACCGCAATTTTGATTGGGACAATCAGAAAAACTGCATGACAACAATTCTCTTGGAGAATGTTAAACACAACTTTCCCGAAGTTAATTTGATCGGATTTCGTATTCTTTCTGGATATGAATTTAATGGTTTTTGTCGTCGCAATTTCCTAAGTGATGATGAGAAGTTTATGAAAGTCATTGACAAGTGGAAAAAGGAAAAATCCACTGAGTTTAATGACTTTGGTTATGACGCTCTTTATGCAATTTCTTCAACTAATCTTTCTAAGAATTCTGAGTTTGAAGTTGACGAAGAAGCTTCAGATGTTCAAATCGGTAAAGCATTTCGTAAGATGCTAAAGAACAAGGGGACTAATAAAAAGATTCTCTCTTCCTTTGCATCCTTTGTGTCATAACCAGTTTTAGAACTGTCCACTGGGGGATCCGATTTCCCCCATTATCCCCTATAATTACTACATACCAAACAAACAAATCATGCCTCGCAAGTCTTCCTTTGAAATTTCTGATCTTCAAGATCGTTATGGTTCCTCTATCACTGCAGACAATATTCGTGAATATTGTTCTGAAACTGGAGTATCCTATCCTACAGTTACTAAGAGACTTGAACAGTTCAAAGTTCGTCGTGGTTTTTGGAATCTGACTGTGCAAGAAAAACTAGAACAAACTTTTAATTCTCCTTCTGCAGAACCCGTAATTCAACAAAATCTTATTCCCGATAAAGATGATAACTTCATCAGCTTTGGTAATTTCAGTGATGTTAAGAAAATTATTTCTTCTAGGATTTTCTATCCTGTCTTCATTACTGGTCTTTCTGGTAACGGAAAAACTTTCTGTGTGGAACAGGCTTGTGCTCAACTGAAACGTGAATTGATCCGTGTCAACATTACCATTGAAACTGATGAGGATGATCTGATTGGTGGTTTCCGTCTTATCAATGGTGAGACTGTGTGGCATAATGGTCCTGTTATTGAGGCACTAGAACGTGGTGCTGTTCTTCTTCTAGATGAAATTGATCTTGCTTCCAATAAAATTTTGTGTCTCCAATCTGTTCTTGAAGGCAAAGGTATTTTTCTGAAAAAAATCGGTAAGTATGTCAAGCCTGCTAACGGTTTCACTGTGGTTGCTACTGCTAACACTAAAGGAAAGGGGTCTGACGATGGACGATTCATTGGAACCAATGTTCTCAATGAGGCGTTCCTTGAACGATTTGCTCTCACCTTTGAACAAGATTATCCTGGTTCGAAAACCGAACAGAAAATTCTTGAGAAACTGATGACTTCTCTTGGAGAAACTGATCTTGAGTTTTGTGAAAAACTTGCTTCTTGGGCTGATATCATTCGCAAAACTTTTAAGGATGGTGGCATCGATGAGGTGATTTCTACTCGTCGTCTGACTCACATTATTCGTGCTTATTCCATCTTTGGTAAACGTATGAAAGCGATTCAAGTTTGTGTAAATCGATTCGATGATGAAACAAAGACTTCTTTCTTGGAACTTTATGATAAAATCGACGCAAGTGTGAATAATGAAGATCTGAATAAAGAAGTTGACAATCAGGATCCTTTCTGATATTATAAGGAAAAGCCATGGCTTTTCCTTTTTTTGTAAACCAAATTGAATTAAATTATGTCAAACAGTTCTGAACAAGTACAATTTAATATTAGTGGTATTAAAAGTGGTTGGGGTGAAGATAACATTGTATTCACCTCTGGGTTGAATACCAATTATGATTACGTTGAATCTGAAGGTTTTGTTCCTCTCAAAGATATTAATTTGAGTGATAATACCAATCATCACTTTTGGAAATTTGGAGAAGGTAAAACCTTAAAGGCAGCAGAAGACTATATTAAGAGTACATATCATTCACACTACTCTTCGGAAAAGTCGAAGGTTCAAGTTCTTGATATTATTGACGCTATTGATGATGGTGTTCCTTTTTGTCGAGACAATCTAATTAAATATTCTTCTCGATTTGGAAAGAAGAATGGTATGTCAAAACTTGACGCACTGAAGATTATCCACTATGGTATTCTTCTCTACCACTTTGCTGGGTTCAATAATGAAACTAAGGAGTCCTATGAAACTTTCTGAAAAAACAATCTCAATTCTCAAGAACTTTTCTTCTATTAATCAATCCCTTCTTTTTAAGAAAGGATCTACTCTTAAGACTATTTCTGTTATGAAGAATATTCTTGCGGAAGCTGAGATTGATGAGGACTTTCCTAAAGAGTTTGGAATCTATGATCTGAATCAGTTCCTGAATGGTCTTTCTCTGCACCAGAATGCAGAGTTAGATTTTTCCTCTGATTCTTATGCTCTGATTAAGGAAGGTTCTAACAGAAAGACAAAGTATTATTATTCTGACCCCAACGTTATCATTAGTCCTCCAGACAAGAGTCTTATTCTTCCTACCGAGGATGTTTGTTTTGAACTTGACTCGCATCAACTGAACCAACTTCTTAAAGCTGCATCAGTCTATCAAGTTCCAGATCTTTCTGCTATTGGTGATGGATCTAAGATTCAACTAGTTGTCCGTGATCGAAAAAATGAAACTTCAAATGAATACTCTATTGAAGTCGGAGAAACTGTTGATGAGTTTGTGATGAACTTTAAAGTAGAAAACATTAAAATTATTCCTGGAAAATACGAGGTTGTTATTTCCAAGTCTAACATCTCCAGATTTTCTAACACACAAATGAAAGTGACATATCACATTGCTCTTGAACCTGACTCCACTTTCGGTTAATTTTATTTTTTATTATTATGAGTGAAGAATTCCTGTGGGTCGAAAAATATCGACCACATAAAATTGAAGATTGTATTCTACCCGAACAAATTAAAAAAAGCTTGAAGGAGTTTGTGGAATCGGGAAAGATTCCCAATCTCCTTTTGTCTGGCCCTCCTGGAATTGGAAAGACTACCGTTGCAAAAGCTTTATGTGAAGAATTGGGAGTTGATTACTATGTCATCAACGGATCTGACGAAGGACGATTTCTGGACACGGTACGGAACCAAGCAAAAAACTTTGCTTCGACCGTATCACTTCAAGGTCTTGGTAAACACAAAGTCATCATTATTGATGAGGCTGATAATACAACCAACGACGTTCAACTCCTTCTACGGGCTAATATTGAGACGTTTTATAACAACTGTAGGTTCATCTTCACATGCAACTATAAAAACAAAATCATTGAACCCTTGCATTCTAGGTGTGCGGTCATTGAATTTTCGATCAAAGGTAAAGAAAAAGCTAAACTCGCTTCATACTTCTTCAATCGTCTTCAAGGAATTCTTCAGAACGAAAACGTTAAGTATGATCAAAAGGTTCTTGTAGAAATCATTAATAAACACTTCCCAGATTGGAGGAGGGTTCTTAATGAATGTCAAAGGTACTCTGTTGGTGGAGAAATTGACACTGGTATTCTTAGTTCTTTTTCTGATGTAAAACTCGATGATCTCATTAAATGTCTCAAAACTAAAAACTTTACAGAAGTCCGAAAGTGGGTGGTCTCCAACTTGGATAACGATCCTTCTGTCATTCTTCGCAGGATTTATGACTCCCTTTATGATCACCTTGTCCCCGCATCTATCCCTGCTGCCGTTCTTGTTATTGCTAAGTATCAATACCAAATTGCGTTCGTGGCTGATCAAGAAATTAACCTTCTAGCAGCATTGACTGAAATTATGTGTGAGTGTGAATTCAAATGAACCCCTATAAAATCAATAAAAACAAATTGATTGAACCAGTAGTCAAGACAACACCAGAGAACGTTCAAGAAGCTAATGAGGGACTATTCAGGGCAAAAATGACTCTTCCTGCAGCTGCAAAACACTGTGGTATGACTCATAAAGAAATGAAAATGACCTTTCTTGAATATTTGAAATACAATCCTATTGATTATGAGAATTAAGTATGATACTAGATACTCCAGACGCAATTTATGCTGCAAATAAATTCATCGATTACTTCTCCAACCTGGGGAGAATCGATGAATATTTGCGTAATATTAAATTGGATCGTGTAAAAGAAATGACATCTCTTCTGGGAATGGGACCAGAAGACGATATGTTTTGTGATTTCGACATGCATCCCAGTGATATGAATTTCAAAATTTATACTGCTGGTGAAAAAGGTGGATTCTCTAATGAATTCTTTAATGAACGTCTTCAAGTCACAACCTCCCACGCTATCGAAAGTAGTATTCCTGGTAAGTCTTTGAAGTGGATTGTCATGGAGACAAACACCAAAAAGATTGCAGGATTTATTCGATTTGGATCACCTACTATTAATTCAAAACCAAGAAACGATTGGCTGGGTTCTGTTCCAGATCTTACTAGGTTTAATCGTCATGCGATCATGGGATTCATTATTGTTCCTACGCAACCGTTTGGATACAACTATCTCGGAGGAAAATTACTGGCTCTTCTTTGTTGTTCTCATGAAGCCAGAGAACAACTCAATGCAAAGTATGATGCTGACATCTGTCTGTTTGAAACTACCTCCCTGTATGGGTCAACTAAATCGTCCTCCCAGTACGACGGTCTGAAACCTTACCTGAGATACCGTGGTCTGACCGAAAGCGACTTTACTCCTTTGATGCATGATTCTGTCTTTGGGGACTTAAATAAGTGGTTTAAAACCAGGAATGGAGATAAACTTCTCGTAAAAGAAGACGCTTCGAGTAGAAAATTGAAGACACAACAGAAGATGATTTCTATCATTCGTTCATCTTTGAAGAATCATCCTAAATTAGTGGATAAACTTAGTGAGTTTAATTGCTCAATTCAATCTGCGAAGGATCTGACGGAACAGAAGAGGTTCTACATGTCCGACTACGGTTTTTCGAATTCTAGAGAAGTTATAAATGGAGAAACAGATCTTTTGATCAAAAATCCACAAAACTTCGACAAGTTTTATTCTGAGAATCTGATTAATTGGTGGAAGAACAAAGCTTCAAATAGATATGAAACCCTGAAGTCTGAAGGTAGACTTAGGACTGAACTTGAGGTTTGGACCAAAAACATGGAGATTGATATTATCCGATGACTGAATTGAAAGACTGGTTGAATTCAATCAACCACACAAAAGAATACATCATGGAAAATTCCAATGAAAAGGAATATCCTCCCTATATCATCAATCGTTGTTTGTCTGGTCATATTGATTGCATCATGTATGCCAACGAATTGAACAAGTATTCATTTTTACCAAATCGTTTGCAATATGATTTTTTTATAAATAGTCTCAGACCGAGAAAAAGATTTTCTCCTTGGTTAAAAAAAGAAAAGATTGAAGATCTTGATGCAGTAAAATCTTACTATGGATATAGTAATGAAAAAGCAAAACAAGCTTTAACTCTTCTAAATAAAGAACAACTTAATTATATTAAATCTAAACTTGAGATTGGAGGAAAAAATGAGCGTTGTAAATGAACCTGAAGTTAACTGGACACCAGCTCAAATGGTTGAAGTTACACTAAATGAGCCTGATGATTTTCTTAAGGTTCGTGAAACTTTAACTCGAATTGGTGTTGCTTCTAGGAAGGAAAAAAAACTTTATCAGTCTTGTCATATTTTGCATAAACAAGGTAAATATTACATTGTTCATTTCAAAGAATTGTTTGCTCTTGATGGTAAACATGCAAACTTGACTGTAAATGATGTTCAAAGACGTAATAGGATTACTCAGTTAATTGCAGACTGGGGTCTCATTAGTGTTAATGATGTTTCTAAAATTTCTGATATTGCACCACTCAATCAAATTAAAGTAATTGCTTTTAAAGAAAAAAATGAATGGATTCTTGAAACAAAATATAACATCGGTAAAAAAAAGAAAGTAGAAGAAGACTAAATATAACGTAGCGACTTTTCGTGCGGTCTCTACGAGTTCGGAACATACCCAAAAGAGGTTCGGTTTTTACCGTTCCTCTTTTTTATTGTTTATGGTTAAATAATAATACGGAGTCTTCAGATCCGTAAACTAAACTTAGATGCTTAAGGAGATCTAAAATGCACACAACAACTCTCAAATATACTATCAATGACGTTGATCGTCTTATGAATGATGTCACCAGATGGGGCATCGGTATGGATGAATGGGTTCGTAGATTTGCAACACTGCAAGAACCACAATCAAGTTACCCTCCATACAATTATGTGAAAGAAAGTGAAACAGAATTCCGACTTGAGTTTGCTCTTGCTGGATATAAACCAGAAGATATTGAAGTTTCTACTGAAAGAAATGTTCTGAGTATTGCTTCTAAGAAATCGGAAACACCAGAAGAAACTTATCTCCACAAAGGTTTAGCGCAACGAGCGTTTACTTGGAGTCGTAACCTTTCTGATGATGTTGAAGTTAAAAATGTATCTTATGATAATGGTCTTTTGATAATCAAATTAATTAAAGTCGTTCCAGAACATCAAAAGAAAAAGGTATATTCAATCAATGGAACATTAGAAGATAAAAAACTTCTGACAGAATAATTACCTGGGGGGATTACTTCCCCCCTTTTTTATAAATAAAAGAAAAAGTAATTAATTCAATGTCGGACATTAAAGATTTAATAGAATCATATTACGAAATTTATTCAGAGGAAACCGAACAGATTGATGAAATGGGTCAACCAGGAGGCAATCGCCCTGGTCAACAATCCACTACCCGTGGAGCAGTAACTATGTATGCTCAACCAAGACCAAACACGGGTCAATCTTATCAATCAAGATTTAGAGGACAAGCCGATACTGACAGATTATGGCAAAGTCGTGCATCAAACAACAGGACAGATACAAGTAAAGCTTTAGTTGGAAACTTGGGATCAAATTATAGAGGGCAAGAACTTCAAGCAGGTGCAAGAGCAAGAGCATCTCAGGTGGGTACTTCTAGACAAGGTTCTGCTGGTACTGGTGCTGCTCCTTCTGCTGCTTCTAGACCATCAGTTTCTAGACCAGCAGCTTCTCCTGCACTAACACGCCCTGCAGGAACTTCTAATCTTGGTGTAAGAGTTGTTCCTCCTGGGGGTGCTAAAGTTGCTCCTACTGTTGCAAAACCAACTACCCCAGCTCCAGGTACAAAAGCAGCAGGACCAGAATCAATCAAACCAAAAACTTCAAATCCACTTTTAGATGGAGGTGAGTTGCGTCGTATGCAACAGGCTTCTCAGATGAGACAAAAGGGTATCAATGTTACCTCTGATCAAATTGCTGCTGCAGAAAGAACAAAACCATCAACTACAAAATGATATGAAGACATTTCAAGAATTTCTTGAAGAATCTAAAATTAATCCAATAAAGGTTGTTGACTATAAAATGTCACAACCTCATTTGGGTTTAAAAAAAGGAAAATCATTTGCAAAAAGATCTTCTTCAAGTGCTGGTGGCGGATCGGGAGATGGTGGAGATGGAGAATGAACCTTCAAGAGTTTGTAGATAAAAAACTAACTTTTAAATATCACCAGGATCTAAATCCAAAATTTTGGGTTGGAAATAAACTCAAGTCTGAGGTTAAGATCCGATTAATTCGTATTGGTCAAGAATGGGCTAAGTTTGCTAATATTCCTAATAGTGCGATTAAAGACATGATCTTTGTTGGTGGTAATGCAAATTATAATTACACTAAGTTTTCTGATATTGATTTGCACTTAGTTGTAGATAAAAATGCACTTCCAGATTGCCCAGATTTGATTGATGATTATTTAAAAGACAAAAAACAGTTATGGGCTTTGACTCATGACATACAAATTTATGGTCACGATGTAGAGTTATATGCAGAGGAAGAAGGCACCGAAAGACCTTCAAATCAAGGTGTATACTCTGTTAAAAAAGATAAGTGGTTAGTGGTCCCACAAAAACTCAATAAGGAAGTTGACAGAGCCTTGCTAAAATCTAAGACTCGTGATATGATGAAAAAGATAGATTTCCTCATCTCAAATAGATCCGATGATGTTGAAGAATTTAAAAAGTTAAAAGAAAAACTTCGTAACATGAGATCTTCTGCAATACGCAAAGGTGGAGAATTCTCTATTGAGAATTTGGTATTTAAGGAATTGAGGAACAATGGGTATCTTAAAAAGTTATCTGATTATACGGGATCAATCGAAGACAAAAGTTTATCATTAGAACATTATGAGTATCAAAGTAGCACTATTAAAATCGGGTGAAGAAGTCATTGCAGACATTAAAAGTGTAACCAACGACGAAGAAAAATTTGTTGGTTACTACCTTACTGATCCATACGTCCTAAAAATAGAAAAATATGAAGTTGTTGAGGATCAAGATGTCAGTAGAGTGAAGATTAAATATCTTCCCTGGCTTACCTTATCAAAGGAAAAAACATTTCTTTTGCCTAATGAATGGATCGTAACTTTTTATGAACCAGTGGATACGGTAACTGAATCATATCTGAATAGAATTAAAATGGAGAATGAAAATGAGCAAAACAATTAAGTGTCTTCTTCTAAAGAATAGTTATTGGATTATTTCTCAAATTGAAGAAATTGACGTTGACTATGAATTGAATGCTCCAAACTGTAAATTGGTAAAACCCCATCAAATTGATTTGGTTTATGATTATAAATCTGAGGAAAAAATTGAATGGGAAGATAGAGATCAAGTAACAATTGGAAGTACAAATGCCTCATATAAGTATGAAATTTATCCTTGGAAGGAGTATACGAATGATGACGAAATCTTGATTTTTTCTGACTTTATTGTTACAATCGTAGAACCAAAACCAGAACTTCTGGAAGCTTACCTTAAATCTGTGGAGTAATTGTCTTGAGATTTTATACTAACGTCCAACTGGTCGGTGATGAATTTCTTGTTCGTGGATATGAAAATGGTCAACATTTCATGGACAGAGAAAAATACTCACCGACTCTTTTTCTTTTGTCAAAAACTCCAACTAAGTATAAAACCTTAGATGGAAATTATGCCAAAGAAATCAAACCAGGATTTGTTAGAGATTGCAGGGAGTTCTATAAGAAATATGATGGGGTAGATAATTTTGATATCTACGGAAATAATAGGTATATCTATCAATATATTTCGGACAAGTACCCCGAAGATGAAATCAAATTTGATATTAATAAAATCAAATTGGTCACAATCGATATTGAGGTTGCTTCGGAAAACGGATTTCCCAGTGTAAAGGAATGTGCTGAGGAAATGCTTACAATCACCCTTCAGGATTATGCTACTAAAGATATCATAACTTGGGGTGTAAAACCGTTCAATAATAAACAAGAAAATGTAAAATACATTCATTGTGCTGGAGAAGAAGAACTTCTTCGCAAATTCTTGTTCTATTGGGAGAACAATCCGCCAGAAGTAATTACTGGTTGGAATTGTTCTTTCTACGACATTCCATACCTTGCTGGTCGTTTGGAACGTGTTCTTGGTGATCGTTTTGCTAAGTGTCTTTCTCCCTGGAAACTTGTGACTAGGGAAGAAATCACTATTGCGGGAAGAACACATACTGTATATGATATTGGTGGTATCACAACTCTGGATTATTTGGATCTCTATAAGAGGTTCACTTATACCAATCGAGAGTCTTACAAACTCGACTTCATTGCTGAGGTTGAATTGGGTCAAAAGAAATTGGATCACTCTGAGTTTGAAACCTTCAAGGATTTCTATACAAATGACTGGCAAAAGTTTGTAGAATATAACATTCAAGACGTTCAACTTGTTGACCAAATGGAGGACAAGATGAAACTGATTGAACTTGCGGTCACTATGGCTTTTGACGCAAAGGTAAACTTTACTGATGTGTTTTATCAAGTCCGAATGTGGGACAGCATTATCTACAACTATCTCAAAAAACAAGATATTGTTATTCCTCCTAAAGTTGGTGCAACTAAAGATGAAAAGTATGCTGGTGCTTATGTGAAAGAACCTAAACCTGGATTGTATGACTGGGTGGTTAACTTTGACTTGAACTCACTGTATCCGCATCTTATTATGCAATACAATATCTCACCAGAAACTTTGGTGGATAAAAAACATCCTTCAGTGACTGTAGATAAAATTCTAAATGAAGAGATGGATTTTTCTGATTATTCTGACTATGCAGTTTGTGCTAATGGTGCAATGTTTAGGAAAGATATTCGTGGATTTCTTCCCAAACTGATGGAGAAAATTTATAGTGAAAGAACCATCTATAAAAAGAAAATGATTGTTGCAAAACAGCAGTATGAAAAAACTCCAACTAAGGAACTTGAGAAAGAAATTGCACGTTGTAATAACATTCAGTTAGCTCGTAAGATTCAACTCAACTCTGCTTATGGTGCTATCGGTAACCAATATTTCCGATACTACAAACTTGAAAATGCAGAAGCAATCACTCTTTCTGGTCAAGTCTCAATCCGATGGATTGAGAACAAAATGAATGTCTATCTGAACAAGATTCTTAAAACAAAGGATATTGATTATGTTATTGCTTCTGATACTGACTCTATCTATCTCAATATGGGCCCTTTGGTTCAGAGTGTATACGAAGGAAGAGAGAAAATTAATGAAAGCATTGTCACTTTCCTTGATAAGATCTGTAAGGTGGAACTTGAAAAATATATTGAAAGTTGCTACCAAGAACTGGCTGACTATGTGAATGCATATGATCAGAAGATGCAGATGAAACGTGAAAACATTGCTGATCGTGGAATCTGGACTGCTAAGAAACGATATATTTTGAATGTATGGGATTCTGAAGGAGTTCGTTATGCAAAACCTAAACTCAAGATGATGGGAATCGAAGCAATTAAAACTTCAACTCCTGCTCCTTGTCGTCAAAAGATTAAGGATGCTTTGAATTTGATCATGACAAAGACCGAGGATGATATCATTAAATTTATAGATCAGTTTAGGTCTGAGTTTAAAAAACTTCCACCAGAAGATATTTCTTTCCCAAGGTCTGTTAATGATATTGCTAAGTGGAGAAGTAACAGTTCTCTTTATGAGAAGGGAACTCCCATTCATGTTAGGGGTGCAATCCTGTTTAATTACTACATTAAAAAAATGAAGTTGGACAATAAATATGCACTTATCAATAATGGAGAAAAAATTAAATTTTGTTATTTAAAAAAACCAAATCCTATGCAGGAGAATGTAATTTCCTTTATTCAAGACTTTCCTAGAGAACTTTCTATTGAAAATTATATTGATCATGATCTTCAATTTGAAAAGAGTTTTCTAGAGCCACTTAAAACAATTCTTGATTGTATTGGTTGGAAATCTGAGAAAAGAGGATCGTTAGAAGACTTTTTCATGTGATTGACTTCTGCATCAAATGCATCTATAATCCCTATACGTTGGAGAATAACTATGGATTTTCTTAAAGATATTGTAAAAGAAATTGGTGGTGAGTACACACAACTTGCTTCAGATATTGATGAGACTGAAAAATATGTTGACACAGGTTCGTATATTTTTAATGCACTGGTTTCAGGTAG